AGACTTAACCCTTGACGTTCGTTAAAATACAACACCTTAAGTAAGTAATAGTTAACCTAATATAAATTGAATTTATGAAAGCAACCGAAATCGTAGAAAAACTAAAGTCGGTTTTACTTTCTTCTGAAGATACTGCTGAAGTGAAAGCTGAGGAAGTAGCACAAGAGGAAGTAAACGAGATGGAGGTTTCTGAGCCAACTAAATTGGCTTACGAAGACAAAGAAGGTATGGAGGATGAAATGCCCTCTGAAGAAGTAGCAGAGCCAAAGTTTGCTACTAAGGATGAGCTTGACGCTGCCGTAGCAGAGATGAGAGCCATGTATGACAAGATTATGGAGGAAATGGGATCTAAAGAAATGGAGATCGAAGTTCCTTCAGAAGAACTATCAAAGGAAGAGCTTTCTTCTCAGGTAGAAGAGGTAGAGCCCATCGCTCACACACCAGAAGTAGAGGCGTCTACTAAACAGAACGTTCGTTTAGCTTCTAAGCGCCCAATGTCTACAATAGACAGAGTATTTGCACAATTAAATCAAATAAAAAAGTAATTAAAATGAGAAAATTAAACTTAGCTGACGTAGACAACTCACTTAACTCGTTGACTACAACTTATGCTGGTGAATTTGCTGGTCAGTATATCTCTGCCGCTCTTTTATCAGGTAACACATTGGCTCAAGGTGCTATCACCATCAAGCCTAACGTAAAGTATCAAGAAGTACTTAAGAAATTAGATCTTACAGATTCTCTTTCTGCTGCTACTTGTGATTTTACGCTTTCTGCAGACAAGATAACCCTTGCTGAGAGAATCCTTACTCCAACTGAACTACAGGTTAACTTACAGCTTTGTAAGAAAGACTTCCGTTCTGATTGGGAGGCTATCCAAATGGGATACTCTGCTTACGATCAACTTCCTCCAACATTCGCAGACTTCCTAATCGGACAAGTTGCTGCTAAGGTTGCTGAGACTGTTGAGCACACCATCTGGAATGGTGAAGTAGGTGGGGCTACTGGTTATGCTTTATTTGATGGATTTATCCACAAACTAGCTAACGCTACCGCCTCTATTCCTGACTCACAAGAGGTATCTGGAACTACTATCACTGCTTCCAACGTAATCACTGAGCTTGGTAAAGTAGCTGACGCTATTCCAAACAGCCTTTATGGCAAAGAAGACCTAGTTATCTATGTTCCTCAGAACGTAGCTCGTGCTTATGTACGCGCTCTTGGTGGATTCTCTACAGTAACTCTTCAAGAGTCTGCTGCTAACGTATCTATCACTGACGTAGGGGCTAACGGTATCGGAGGAAACGGTACTCAATGGTACAACGGAGCTGGTCTTACCTTTGACGGTATCAGAATCTTTGTTGCTAACGGTCTTCCATCAAACAAGATTGTTGCTGCTGAGAAGTCTAACCTATTCTTCGGTACTGGTCTATTAGCTGACCACAACGAGGTTAAGGTTATAGATATGGCCGACATCGACGGATCTCAGAACGTCCGTATGGTAATGAGAGCAACCGCAGGTGTTGAGATTGGTGTATTAGAGGACGTAGTAATCTACTCTTAATAACAATTAATTAATAACAAAAAGGGGTAGGTGAGCCTGTAAAGAGCCTACCTGCCCTTTTTTAATAAAACTAATAAAACTATGGCTTGTACACTATCACTAGGAAGAAAAGAACCTTGCAAAGACGTTGTAGGCGGCATAAACGCTATCTACTTTGCGGACTTTGACGCATTAGGGGCTCTTACAGAGGCTGATGATGTTATATCTGACTTTGGTGGGGATCCTGAATTTCATAAGTATGAAGTAAAAGGGTCTTCTTCTTTCACACAGAACATCCAATCTAACAGAGAGAATGGGACTACTGCTTTCGAGCAGGTATTAGAACTTACCCTACACAAATTAACTAAGGAAGACCACAAAGAGCTTAAAGTTCTAGCCTTTGGTCGCCCTCACGTTTTGGTAGAGGACTATAACGGTAACGTATTTGTTGCTGGACTAGAGCATGGAATGGAAGTAACAGGTGGTACTATCGTAACAGGTGCTGCTATGGGAGATCTTTCAGGATATACTCTTACCTTGACAGGTATGGAGCGCAGACCAGCTAACTTCATCGCCTCTACAGGGGATGCTGCTACTGACATTGCGGCCACCACAGCTACAGCAATCGTAGTAGGTACTAACGTTTAATTAGCAGTTACCAAATGAAATGAGAGGGCTTCGGCCCTCTTTTTTTTGCTCATTATAAAACAAAATACAGGCTGTTTAGTTATCCTATTGTGATAAAGCTAAGACCTATTTCTGGAGCGCAAACGTTTAGCATTATACCATCCACGTTCTCATCTACAGACTGGAATGGTGCTAGTGTTACGTTTGTCAATGACGAGACGAATGCTGTTGATGATAGCGCGTCTTTTACATGGGAGGTCTCTGATAATGGAAACTTCATAGAGATCGAATTAACGCCATCAGCTACACTTACTGAGGCGCAAATATACACCATAGAGTTTGGCACATCGTCCAATGTTTATTATAGGGACATCGTGTACATAACTGAGGAGGTGGAGAAAAATAGAGTATATACCCTTCCTGACATATACACAGAGTATAACAATGGAGAGGATGAATATATAGTATTATAATATGGCAAAGAATAGAGTAAGACTAGTTAATGTTTCTCAGGAGCCTAAATCGTACAGCGGAAGTACAAGGGTTGTAAATCTTAGTGGGTACCAGTCCCCTGAGATTATAGAGGACGATAGAAAGGACTGGGTATTGTATCTTACTGGTGATGATCGTCAGGACTACTTCGAATCACTCATAGAGAAGTACTTAGGCAGCCCTACTAACGCTCGTTGTATCAACGGTATTAGCGACATGATCTACGGTAGAGGCTTAGACGCTACGGATAGCGCTGAGAAACCACAGCAGTATGCGCAGATGAAACTTATGGTCAAGCCTACCTGCATGAGGAAGCTAGTTAATGATTATAAGCTATTGGGTCAAGGTGCCGTTCAGGTGATCTATAACAAAACCAAGACAGCCGTCAGCAAGATCGTACACTTTCCTATGGAGACCCTACGCGCTGAGAAGGCTAAGGATGGAAAGATCAAGGCATATTATTATCACCCTAAGTGGTCCGATATTAAGATGTCAGACAACCCTAAGCGCATACCTACTTTTGGTAATGGTGGCAAGGGGGACCTTATAGAACTTTATGTATTTAAACCGTACAAATCAGGCTTTTATTACTATGCTCCTGTCGATTATAATGGCTGTCTTCAGTATGCTGAATTGGAGGAAGAGGTGGCAAACTATCACATCAACAATATTCAGAATGGTTTACAGCCCTCTCTTATGGTTAACTTTAATAATGGAATCCCTAATGAGGAAACCCAAGAGTTAATCGAGCGCAAGTTAATTGAGAAGTTTGGTGGATCATCTAACGCTGGTAAGTTCGTATTAAACTTTAACGAAAACTCAGATGATGCGGCCACTATAGAGCCTATCCATTTGCCTGATGCGCACGCACAGTATCAGTTCTTTTCTGATGAGGCAAGGGAGAAGATCATGCTTGGGCATGGTATCGTGTCCCCCATCTTGCTTGGTATCAAGGATAACACAGGCTTTGGTAACAACGCTGAGGAGCTTCGTACTGCCTCCATACTTATGGACAACATTGTTATTCGTCCATTCCAGCAGGCTATTATCGAAGGGCTAAACGATATACTTTCTTTTAACAATATATTCCTTAACCTATACTTTATAACCCTACAACCTATTGAATTCACAGAGCTTGACAACATCGCAACCAAGATTAAACGAGAAGAAGAAACAGGAGAGAAGTTGTCAAAGCAAGTGCAAGAGGAATTATCAGACCTGTCAGACGAAGAGTTTGACGACCTATTCGAACAGCTAGAGGACTGGGGAGAGGTAGTCTCTGATGAGTGGGAATTAGTATCTGCTGAGAAGGTAGATCTAGCCGCTGTCTCAGAGAGCGATGCGAAGCCCTCTAAGGAGTCTTCTCAGGACAACAGAGGGTACAAGGTGCGTTACGCATATATGCCCCTTAGAAAGTCTCCTGATAGCCGTCAGTTTTGTGTAAGAATGGAGTCCTTAACAGACAAGGATATTGTGTTCAGGTTAGAGGACATTAACCAGATGTCATTTAGGGGCATTAATAAGCAGCTTGGCCACAATAAACAAAACTACTCTTTATTTAAATATAAGGGTGGTAAGAATTGTCATCACTTCTGGGAGAAGCGAGTATACAAGAAAAAGCAAAGGGTAAGTGAGGATGAGGCATTGTCTGATGGATATGTTGCCCCTAACAACCCTAATGAGGTGCCAATAGCACCAAAAGATATGCCTAATGGAGGAGCATTTCCTAAATAATAACACATGAGCAAAGCACTATTTATAACAACAAAGGATCTCAAGCAAAGGTCTATCATTAGTGGTAATGTAGATCCTGACAAGATCGTACAGTTCATTGAGGTGGCACAAGATACACACATACAGAGCTATCTTGGTGGGAAGCTATACAAGAAGATGCAGGAGCTTATTACAAGTGGCACAATAGGACAGTCGGCTAACAGCGACTATAAAAGCCTATTAGATACCTACATCAAGCCCATGCTCATCTGGTTTGCGCAGTCTGATTATATTCCATTTGCGGCCTTTCAGGTAAGCAATGGTGGCGTATTTAAGCACAGATCAGAGAACAGCGAGACGGCCTCAATGGATGAGGTAAATATGTTAGCCAGACGTGCCTTAGAGACTGCTGAGTTTTACTCAAGACGCTTTATGGACTATATGGACCACTATAGCTACTTATTTCCTGAATACTTAGAGTCGTCTAATGAAGATATGCACCCTGACAAGGATGTTAACTTTGGAGGAATATTCTTAGGATAAATGGGCAAGAAGAGAGGCAAATACACTCCTAAGGAGGAGAATGTGCGCAAGCTATTCGCTTTTATTAGGCAGATAGAAAGTAAAAAAGATAGTGAAGAAAAGAAACCTTACAATAATACATTATGAATTTTGGCGCAATATATAGTTCGAGTTGGTGGGGTAGCCCACAAGAAACAGGTTGGGGCAATGTGTATTATTCTTTATAAGAACAGATTGAATACATTTTAGTTATCTATAAGGGGGCTTCCGCCCCCTTTTAACATTATACCATATGGCAGTAGACGTATCGAAGATACCAAACAATAGTAAGTTTGACCCTGTAAGAGAGGCGATCCTTCAGATAGAGGAAGATATTGCAAGTGGAGTATCAGGTGTCGGTAGTATAAATAGCCTTACAGGCCTGTTAACCATTGCTGGTACAGCTCCAATCACTATCAGTCCTTCTGGGACTACAATTACAATTTCTCTCGCTAATACAATTACTGGAGACAGAACATTTTCAGACAATGTAATTATTACAGGAAATCTTACTGTTAACGGGGCTACTACTACAATAAATACCGAAGAACTTACTGTAGAGGATAAGAATATCACCATAGCTTATGGAGCTGCATCTTCTGCTGAGGCAGATGGAGGTGGTATCACTATTGATGGTGCGAATGCTACTATAACATATGAAGACGCTTCAGATAGCTTCATATTTAACAAGAATATAGTAGTTGATCAGAACAACGCAGGCGAAATAAAAATAAAGGATACTGCAAGCAATCTTGGTCCAGTTCTGAGGTTTGAGGGAGATGCATCTACTGGAGACAAATACATTGCTGCGTTTAACTCAACCAATGTTGGTGGGTATGCTGATGAGTTGGCCTTATTTAACAATGGAGGAGATATAGTATTTTATACTGACTCATCAGGGATTGGATCAGGGGTTGAGGCATTAAGGATATATGCTAATGGTGATGTTGATATTGCAGGTCAATTAGGATTTAATGGAGGAATAGCATTAAACAACAACGATGCCATTTCATTTGAGAGTGGTAAACACTGGATAACTTATGATGACGGTGGTGTTTATAACAACTTCAACATAAGGGTAGGACACTACAACAATAGTTCTGATACAGAAGAGTGTACTGAGGCTGGATATATTATGCACGATGAGTGGATACAATCTTTAGGCCAAAGACAATTTCTAGTATCAGACTCTACTATGTCAGTTGGAGGCCTTATAGGCACAGACGCCGATTGGCGATTGGCAATGCAATACAGCCCTGATACAGTCATAATGTACTATCAGGGAAATGAGCGTTTTAGAACTACAAACGCAGGAGTTCAAATAACAGGTAGTATAACATTTACTGGATCAATAGTTCTTGCAAATGGATTTGGCCTGTTTAGTAGTGGTGGAGCGCAACTCATAACTAGAAATGATATAGGTGTTAATGAGGGTAATACTTGGATATTCAGAGGAGGCGATTCTTCACAGGCCATACTTGAGTTCCAAGACAACATAACAAATGTACTTACTACGGTAAATCAACATGGACACATAGGAATAGGCACGAGTAGTCCTGCTACTAAACTTCAAATATCAGCCACCGCAGCACAAAGTATTA